GCCGCCAAGTTGGCCAGCGCCAGTACGGTCGGTGGCGTGGAGCGGCTGGCCCGGGCGGATCGCAGGCACGCGGCCACCACCGACGAATGGGACGCCGATCCGTGGCTGCTCAACACGCCCGGTGGCGTGGTCGATCTCAAGACCGGTCGCAAGCGCGCGAACGACCGCGCCGATCGGATGACCAAGATCACCACCGCCACGCCGGGTGGCGACTGCCCGCAATGGATGGCATTCCTGACCGACATCGCGGGCGGCGATGTTGATCTGCAGGCCTACCTGCAGCGGATGGTCGGCTACTGCCTGACCGGCGTGACCAGCGCCCACGCGCTGTTCTTCCTGTACGGCACGGGTGCCAACGGCAAGAGCGTGTTCGCCAACGTCATCAGCACCATCCTCGGCGACTACGCCGCCACCGCGTCGATGGACACCTTCGTCGAAACCCGTGGCGACCGCCATCCAACCGATCTGGCGGGCCTGCGCGGCGCGCGCTTCGTGACGGCCATCGAAACCGAGCAGGGCCGACGCCTGAACGAGTCCAAGGTCAAGGCCATCACGGGCGGCGACAAGATCTCCGCGCGCTTCATGCGCCAGGACTTCTTCGAGTACACGCCGCAGTTCAAGCCGGTGATCGTGGGCAACCACAAGCCCGCCATCCGCAACATCGACGAAGCCATGAAGCGGCGGATGCACATGATTCCCTTCACGGTGACGATTCCGCCCGAGCGGCGCGATGGCCGCCTGACTGAGAAGCTGCTGGCTGAGCGCGACGGGATTCTGGCGTGGGCCGTGGCCGGTTGCCTTTCGTGGCAGCGCGAAGGCTTGAGGCCACCCGCTAGCGTGGTCTCGGCGACCGAGGAGTACTTCGAAGCTGAGGACGCGCTGGGTCGCTGGCTCGATGAACGCTGCGTGCGCGAACCAAACGCCAAGTCGCTGACCGCCGAACTGTTCACCGACTGGAAGCAGTGGGCGGAAACGTCAGGCGAGTTCATTGGTTCGCAGCGACGCTTCTCCGATCTGCTCATCACCCGGGGACTGGAGAAGTGGCGCAACAGCGTGGGTGTGCGGGGATTCCAAGGAATCGGCCTCAAACACCCGCCCATGCCCGCTTACACCCCCTACGCGGACAACTGATCCCATGAAAACCACGCCGTCTGACGCATCCGACGTTCTTGCACGTAAAGCTCTATACGCGTGCGCGTGTGCGCGCCTCACGGGAAGTTACGTCAAGCCATGTCCGATGCGTCAGGCCAGCCAAGAAAAGGACTGACACCATGAACACCACCATTCTTGCCCTCGATCTGGGCACCACCACCGGCTGGGCGCTGCGCGAAAGCTCCGGCCACATCACCAGCGGTTCCGCGAGCTTCCGGCCGCAGCGCTTCGAAGGCGGCGGAATGCGCTTCCTGCGCTTCAAGCGCTGGCTCACCGAGATCAAGCAATCCTGCGACGGCATCGACTGTCTGCACTTCGAGGAAGTGCGACGCCACGTCTCCACGGACGCGGCCCACGCCTACGGTGGGTTCCTCGCCACGCTCACGGCGTGGTGCGAGCACCACCAGATCCCGTACCAGGGTGTGCCCGTGGGCACGATCAAGAAGCACGCCACCGGCAAAGGCAACGCCAGCAAGGACGAGATGGTGGCGTCCGCCCGTGCCCGTGGTCATGCCCCGGCCGACGACAACGAGGCCGATGCCCTGGCCCTGCTGCACTGGGCTGTCCAGCACCACGACGTTGGTCAGGAGGTGTGATGTGGCCCGCAACGACTGGACGATTGAGGACGTGGCGGCACGCTTCGAGGAAGCCGCCAGCACCGGACGACGCCTGCCACCCGTGCGTGTGCAGGGCTACTTCAACACGTGGCCAATCATCGTGCGCAAGGAGTGGGAGACGTTCGCTGCAGACGAGCACGTCTATCGACCGTTCCCACCCACGCCCGAAGCTATCGACCGGATGCTGGAGACGATGAAGTGGGTGCAGTGGCTGGAGGTCGAGCAGCGCCATCTGGTGTGGATGCGCGCCAAACGCTACAGCTGGCGGGACATCACGATTCGTTTTGCCTGCGACCGAACGACAGCGTGGCGGCGATGGCAGAAGGCATTGCAGACGGTGGCTAACCAGCTCAACGACTACGTCGTCGCGGGATCGTCTTTGAACGCGAATGGGCGCGGATAGGCTGTCATGCGCTGCCATCAGCTACCAACCGCGGCTTTTGCCCCTGCAACAAAGCAGGCCGATCAGGGGTAGTATTTCAGCTATCTTCTGGACAGCGGTGACGGTTCGGCGAGCGGCCCGAGGCAAAAGGGGTCCTTCCTGCCGAAAGTCCCATGCGGGGGGCGCGAGCGCGACGCTTTTTTAGCGTCAGGGCGCGGGCAAGGTTACCAGTCGGCAGGTTACCGGCCCTAGTTACCACCCCCTGGCGCAGTTAACACCCCACCAGAATCTTCCTTCACTCAACCCGCCCGGCGGCAACGCTCCGCGGGTTTTGCTTTTGGGACTTCCACTTTGAACACGCTCAACGTCGAGTACCGCAAGGTCGAGGCGCTGATTCCCTACGCCCGCAATCCGCGCACGCACGCCGACAGCCAGATCGCCAAGATCGCGGCCAGCATCGTCGAGTACGGCTGGACGAACCCAATCCTGGTTGATGGCGACAACGGCATCATCGCCGGGCACGGGCGTCTGGCCGCAGCCCGCAAGCTCGGGCTGGATCAGGTGCCGGTGATCGAGCTTGCACATCTGACCGTTGCGCAGAAACGCGCGCTGGTGATCGCCGACAACCGGCTGGCGCTCGATGCGGGCTGGGACGAGGAGATGCTGGCGCTGGAGTTGGCCGATTTGTCCGAGGCTGGGTACGACCTGGCACTGACCGGCTTCGAGGATGCCGAGATCGAGGCACTGCTCACCAGTGCGGTGGCCGTCGCAGATGATGAATCAGAGTCCGAAGCCGACGAGCCTGACGCGGCTGACGACGTGCCAGAAGCACCCGTCGTGGCGGTTTCCCGCCCCGGCGATGTCTGGGCCATCGGAGCGCACCGCCTGATTTGTGGCGACACCACCGACCGGGACGTGGTCGCTGCGCTGATGCAGGGTGAAGTCTCTCGCCTGTGCTTCACTTCGCCGCCCTACGGCAACCAGCGCGACTACACCTCGGGTGGCATCTCCGATTGGGATGGCCTGATGCGCGGCGTGTTCGCGCACCTGCCGATGGCGGGCGATGGTCAGGTGTTGGTCAACCTTGGCCTCATCCACCGCGACAACGAGGTGATCCCATATTGGGATGCGTGGCTCGGCTGGATGCGCAGCCAGGGCTGGCGGCGCTTTGCCTGGTACGTCTGGGATCAGGGGCCGGGAATGCCCGGCGACTGGGCAGGACGCTTCGCCCCGAGCTTCGAGTTCGTTTTTCACTTCAACCGCGAAAGCCGCAAGCCGAACAAGATCGTGCCCTGCAAGCACGCCGGGCAGGAATCGCACCTGCGCGCCGATGGCTCGTCCACCGCGATGCGCGGCAAGGATGGCGAAGTGGGTGGCTGGACGCACAAGGGCCAACCGACGCAGGACACCCGCATCCCAGACAGCGTGATCCGCGTGATGCGCCACAAGGGCAAGATCGGGCAGGACATCGATCACCCCGCCGTGTTCCCGGTGGCGCTGCCGGAGTTTATGATCGAGGCCTACACGGACGCGGGCGACATCGTGTTCGAACCCTTCGGTGGCAGCGGAACGACGATGCTGGCCGCTGAGCGCACGGGCCGCATCTGCCGTAGCGTGGACATCGCGCCGGAGTACGTGGACGTCGCCATCAAGCGCTTCCAGCAGAACCACCCCGGTGTGCCGGTCACGCTACTGGCAACAGGCCAATCGTTCGAACAGGTCGCCGCCGAACGCGTCGCCAACTCTGATGCCGAGGTGGTGGCATGAACTGGCTGGCCGACAAGATCGAGCAGTGGCCAACCGCCAAGTTGCTGCCCTACGCCCGTAACGCGCGCACCCACTCTGAGGAGCAGGTGGCGCAGATCGCCGCCAGCATTGCGGAGTTTGGATTCACCAATCCGATCCTGGCAGGCAGTGACGGCATCATTGTCGCTGGCCACGGTCGGCTAGCAGCCGCCCAGAAACTTGGGCTGGAGATCGTGCCGGTGGTCGTGCTCGACCACTTGAGCCCGACCCAACGCCGGGCCTTGGTCATTGCGGACAACCGCATCGCCGAGAACGCGGGCTGGGACGACGCGATGTTGCGGATCGAACTGGAAGCCTTGCAGCTGGACGGTTTCGACCTCGACATCACCGGCTTCGACGCCGACGCGCTGGCCGAACTGATCGCGGGCGACGAGCCG